CGCGCCCTCAACGGAGGCAGCAGCGGAGGTGGAGGAGTAGCAGACACTTCAGATGTCGCTAACCTTGCATTTGCACTTTCAATCTTCTTCAGTTAATAAAGGAAACGCGCATGACTGCTCCTAATATTCGAACTATTACTACTATGACTGGTAAAACTGCGGTGCAAGCGGTGTCTAACACTGCCACTGCTATTGTGACAAATTCTGTATCGAGTAATCAGGTGTACAAACTCAACGCACTCTATATTTCGAATATTAATGGCGCCGCCGCACAAGAGGTTAGCGCAGAGATTTATCGTGACTCTAACTCCTTCTACATTGCCCGGACTGTAGTCGTGCCTGCGGATGCGACTCTTGACTTATTCTCTAAGTCGCTCTACTTAGAAGAGGGTGATGCGCTAAGAATCAGTGCTAATACAGGTTCGAATGTGCACGCAGTTTGTTCGTATGAGGTTATAGCTTAATGACCCGATTTAACGGTTCTATTTTAGGTTCTCCTCGAGGCTCTAATAGCACCAGTGCTTCTGGAGTCTGGAGTGTAAATAATGTTGGAATTGCTAGGCTTAGTGATGCTTGGCCTATAGTTTTGTCTCTTAACAGTGGATACACTTCAGGTGGTTTTATGCCCACTGGAGCAATATTTTATAATACAATTGATAAGTTTCCTTTCGCCTCCGACGGGAATGCGACTGATGTTGGCGACCTCACTCAAGCTAGAAGTGGAACAGCAGGGCAAAGCTCTTCATCAAGTGGTTATACATCAGGCGGCATACCTGCAGCTAACTCCTCTGGAAATACTATTGATAAGTTCCCCTTCTCCTCAAACGCCAACGCAACTGATGTAGGCGATTTAACTACAAGTAAAACTAGAATTGCAGGGCATAGCTCCTCCTCTAGTGGGTATATTTCCGGTGGTTTAGTTCTTCCAGCATCTCATCAAAATGTTATTGAAAAATTTCCCTTCGCTGCCAATGGAAACGCAAGTGATGTTGGAGACCTTACTCAATCTAGACGTCAGCCAGCAGGGCAAAGCTCCTCAAGTTCCGGATATACATCTGGTGGTTTTACTCCTACAGTTCCTGGAGACGTAAATACAATAGACAAATTTCCATTTGCTGCAGATACCAATGCGACAGACGTAGGGGACCTTACTGTAGCTAGACGTCCTGCAGCGGGACAAAGCTCCTCAACTAATGGTTATACTTCAGGAGGTCTTACACCCACAGTAATTATTAATACTATTGATAAGTTTCCGTTTGCTTCCGATGGGAATGCTAGCGACGTCGGGGATCTGACTCAGGGTAGATACTACTCAGCAGGGCAAAGTTCATTAAGTTCTGGATACCTTTCAGGAGGAACGCCTCCAACAGTTAATACAATTGACAAATTTCCGTTCGCCTCAGACTCCAACGCAACTGACGTAGGTGACCTCTCTCAAATTAGAGAAGGCCCAGCAGGCCAACAAGGATAAAACATGAGTATAGATAAATTAAGTCCCTCACTATTAAAAACAGATAACGCTTCAGACAACGACGTCCTCACATTCGTGAGCGCGAACTCCCGTGTCGAGTTTAAGTCAGCGTCCTCAGGAGTCACCACAGGCAAAGCTATTGCAATGGCAATAGTCTTCGGATAAGGAAACTAATATGGCTAATCCAAATATTGTAAACGTTACGACCATCTATGGCGAAACCGAAGCGATTAACGCAACTACCGCAAATGCGAACGTCGTACAAAATGGAACGAGTAGTGGGGCAGTATACAAAATCAACTCGCTCTATGCGTCGAATCTAAATGATAGTGTTAACATGGATGTGAATGTAGATTTGATTCGTCTCGCTAATACCTTTGCCGTGGCCCGTAACATACCAATTCCTTATAACTCTACAATTGTTGTGATTTCAAAGGACTCTTCAATGTACCTTCGTGAGGGTGATGCTCTTCGAGTCAGCGCATCATCTAACTCGAATGTGCAAGTAGTCTGCTCTTATGAGGTTATTTCATGAGACTGAACGGGGGAGTAATTGGTCGCGCGAACGAATCTAATGCAGCTAGCGCTCCTGGAATTTGGGGCTGGGCTGAGCAAAACGTTCGGCTACTATATGAGGAGTTTCCTGTAGTTACTACAGGCCCTACTAATGGGTATACTTCTGGTGGACGTTCACCCACAATAGTTAATACAATCGACAAGTTTCCGTTCTCTACAAACTCCAACGCAGCTGACGTAGGTGACCTTACTACGGCTAGAGCTGATGTAGCAGGACAAAGCTCTAGTGTGAGCGGGTACACATCAGGAGGGCTTGCACCTGCAGTAGTCAATACTATTGATAAGTTTCCTTTCTCTGCTAACGCCAACGCAACTGATGTTGGAGACTTGACTGTAAGTAGATACAGCCTAACAGGGCAAAGTTCCTCTTCAAGTGGATACTCTTCCGGCGGCTTTTCTCCTGTAGTAAATACTATAGATAAATTTCCATTCGCTGCCGATGCCAACGCAAGTGATGTGGGGGATTTGACTCAGGCTAGATACAGTCTAGCAGGGCAAAACTCTTCAACTTCAGGATACACCTCCGGCGGAATTGCACCTCCGCAGGTAAACACAATTGACAAGTTTCCATTCTCCTCAGACAGTAATGCAACTGATGTTGGTGACCTCACTCTAGGTAGAAGAGAGGCAACAGGTCAAAGTTCTAGCAACAGTGGGTATACATCGGGAGGTTACGGACCTCCACTTACCAATACTATCGATAAATTCCCATTCTCCTCAGACTCCAATGCAACTGATGTTGGTGACCTTACTGTACGTAGGCAGCAAGTAGCAGGGCAGAGTTCTAGTGAAAATGGATACACTGCTGGAGGGCGGTATACAGGAGTAGTCAACACTATCGACAAATTTCCCTTCGCGACAGACGGCAATGCAAGTGATGTTGGAGACCTCACTCAGGGTAGGTATGACTTAGCAGGCCAACAAGGATAAAATATTTGGTGCATAAAAGCGCCTAGAGGATAAAACGTATGACAGTAAGAAGAGTGCATCCAAGTCTCATTGACTCGAACAACACTAGTGATGGTTCAGTCCTAATCTACAGTGCGGCGAATGGCGTCGTAGAGTTTGGGGCAGCCAGTGGTGGTGTTGACGTCGCTAACGCGTGGGTGAACGCGAATGACTATGCCACCTACCTACAAGCGCAGAGCAACGATTTTAACACGTTGCAGACAGCTCGTGCGAATGACCTTACCACCTTTACAACTCTTACTGCAAATATCTTTAACACCTATACCCAGTTAAATGCTAATATTAACGTAGTACAGAGCAACATTGCAGCAACTTCGAATACTAACATCTATGCGGGTAACGTTAACCTCTCTAATACCACTGTCTTTATTCAAGCTGGTGACGGTGTTGTCTTAGACTCTAACACGATTTCCAAAACACTTACTATTGCTACCTCGATGAGCAATGTCACTTCGCAGACGCTCGCCATCACTGGAACTGCAAATTCTTTTACCTTGACAAAGAGCGCCGCTAATGTTAATATGATTCTAGTGATGTATAATGGTCTCGTGCAAGACCCGTCAAACTATGTCATCTCAGGCACTACTCTAACGCTACTGAACACTGCGCCTCTCATTGCAGGTGCCAATATTGAAGTAAGATATTTTGATTTCTTCTCTCTGCCTGGGTCGAGTAATAGTAGCGGTGGCGGTGGATACGTTTTTCAAGGTAGCACTAGTGGATACACTTCAGGTGGTAGATTTAGTCCTCCGGTAACAAGATATAATACAGTGGATAAGTTCCCATTCGCCGCCAATGGCAACGCAAGCGATGTAGGAGACTTAACTGTAGCTAGAGACTTTGTAGCAGGCCAAAGCTCTACATCCAGTGGCTACACCTCTGGAGGCTCTACTGGAACTGACTCAAATGTTATAGATAAGTTTCCTTTTGCGGCAAACGCTAACGCGACAGACGTAGGAGATTTAACGCTTGCTCGATACGGAAGTACTGGACAAAGTTCTTCAACAAGCGGTTATACTTCGGGCGGAACTCCTACTACTAATACAATAGACAAGTTTCCCTTCGCTACCGACGGCAATGCAACTGATGTAGGAGACTTAACGGTATCTAGAAGAAATATAGCTGGCCAAAGTTCTACTAGCAGTGGTTATACCTCGGGAGGAACTCCTCCTAATACGAATACTATTGACAAGTTCCCGTTCGCTAGCAATGCCAACGCAACTGACGTAGGAGATCTAACAATTGCTCGCCCAGATGTAGTAGGTCAGAGCTCTTCTACAGACGGTTATACTTCAGGCGGTTTTACTTTTCCTCCTGATAATTGGCGTAATATTATAGATAAGTTCCCATTCGCTAGCAATGCCAATGCAACTGACGTAGGAGATCTTACTAGAGGTTCAGCATCATCTGCTGGTCAAAGTTCTACAACCAGTGGTTATAGCTCTGGAGGCCAAACTACTGGTAGTTATACTAATATTATAGACAAATTTCCTTTTGCTAGCAATGCTAATGCCACAGATGTTGGAGATCTGTCTCAGACTAGATCTCTTGCTGCAGGACAACAGGTATGAGTTTAACTAATTTAAATATTCAACAAGTCGATACGCTAGGCATTGAAAATACTGCCATTGCGTCTAAGGCGAGTGTCGATACTGTACAGAGTAATGTTACAGCGTTATCCGCTAACGTTAATGTGTCTAATGCTTGGGTCAATGCGAATGACTTCAATACGTTAAACACAGCACGCAGTAATGACTATAACACACTGCTTGCCGCACAAAGCAACGACTTTAATACGCTAAACACGGCTCGAGCAAACGACTACACTACTCTACTGACAACGGCGGCTAATGACTATGCTACGTTCACCGCTCTTACTGCTAACACTTATAACACCTATTTAGCTACACTTAATACTGCAATCTATGTAGGTAGTACGCTAGTCTCAAATACTGCTGTGATTCTTCAAGCCGGGAATGGCGTCTCTCTCACAGCCAACGCCACCTCTAAAGTAGTCACCTTCACTACCGCTATGAGTAATGTGACTTCTCAAGAGTTCACAGCGAATGGCGCCTCTAACGTCTTTACTCTTACAAAAGGCGCCTCAAATACTCACATGATTCTAGTGAGTTATAATGGTATTCTACAAAAACCAACCACCTATACGATAAACGGTACCACGCTCACTCTGTCAAACACTCGTCCTATTGCGGCAAACTCTGATATAGAAGTGCGATTCTTTGACTTCTTTGATTTGCCGGGTAATACTTCTGGTGGCGGGTCAAGTTATAGTTTTCAAGGTTCTGTCAGTGGGTATACTTCGGGAGGTTCTGGACCTGTTAACACTATTGACAAGTTTCCCTTCGCCACAAATGGAAATGCGACAGATGTTGGCGATTTAACTATAACTAGATTTTTTACAGCTGGGCAAAGTTCTAGCGTCTCCGGATACACTTCGGGTGGACGAACTCCTCCAACAGTTAACACTATCGATAAATTCCCCTTTGCGACTGATGGGAACGCAAGCGACGTAGGTGATTTAACTCAGGGCAGGTACGGCTCTGCAGGACAAAGTTCTAGTGAGAGCGGATATTCTTCAGGAGGGGGCACTCCTGCGGATGTAAACACTATAGATAAGTTTCCGTTTGCGGCAAATGGAAACGCAAGCGATGTTGGAGATCTAACTGCGGTTAGAAATCACCCAGCCGGGCAAAGTTCTTCTACAAGTGGATATTCTGCTGGGGGCGGTGCTTACCTTAATACTATTGACAAGTTTCCATTCTCTACAAACGCCAACGCAACTGACGTAGGCGATTTAACAGTAGGTAGAAAAATTGTAACAGGTCAAAGTTCTACAACTAGCGGATATTCTTCTGGCGGCGCAATATCTTCAAACGTAATAGATAAGTTTTCATTTGCTGCAGATGGAAATGCGAGTGATGTTGGAGATTTGACGGGTGCTACGCCCGGTGCTGTTGGACAAAGTTCTACTACTAGTGGGTATGCTACAGGAATTTCTCCAGGAAATTTGAATATAGATAAATTTCCTTTCTCTTCTGACTCTAATGCTAGCGACGTTGGAGATTTGACTCAGGGCAGGTATCGGGGAGCAGGCCAACAGATATGACAGATATTAATATTAAACCAATTCAAATTGATGTATTCGGGGCTAGCGACGGTCAGGCCTTAGTCTATAGTGCTAGCAATAACACTCTAGAGTATAGAGCCGTATCTGGTTCAGAGGCTAACCTATACAACACCTACCTGACGTTGTCAGCCAACGATTTTAACACATTAAACACGGCTCGAGCAAACGACTATACTACTCTGCTCTCTTCTCAGGCTAATGATGGTGTAACGCTAGCTACAGCACGAGGCAATGACCATGCGACACTACTAAGTGCGCAAGCAAATGATTTTAGTACTTTTACAAATCTGTCGGCTAATGACTTTAACACTCTGCAGACTGCTCGAGCAAATGACTACACCACTTATCTTGCCGCACTCGCTAATGATGGTGTAACTCTACTCTCAGCGCAGGCAAACGACTATAGCACTCTTTTAGCAGCGCAGAGTAACGACTATGCGACACTACTAAGCGCACGAGCAAACGACTACTCTACATATCTTGTAGTTAATGCAAACGTCTACAACACCTATACAGTCTTAAACGACCAGATTGTACAAATCAATTCGAATCTTAGTTTTACAAACGCTTGGGTGAACGCCAACGACTACACGACGTATCTTTCAGCTCAAGCGAACGACTACAACACGCTACTGACTACCGCCGCAAATGACTACGCTACCCTACTCTCAGCACAAAGCAATGACTATAGTACATTTTTAGCAGTCGAAGCTAATGTCTATAACACGTATACCGCTCTTGCAGCCAACTCAGACGTTTCAAATGCTTGGGTGAACGCTAATGACTATAACACGTTGTTCTCAGCCTACGCTAATGACGGTTCTACTCTACTCTCAGCGCAGGCAAACGACTATTCCACGCTACTGAGCGCCTATGCCAACGATTATAGCACCCTACTCTCAGCGCAGGCAAACGACTATAGCACTCTTCTCGCAGCACAGGCAAACGACTACTCGACACTCCTAGCAGCACGAAGCAACGACTATAGCACATATACCACACTCACTGCGAATATCTACAACACCTATGCATTTCTCAATGCAAACCTAGGTGGAACTGTCACTAGTCAACGCTTTAACACGGCTGCAAATTCCAATACTTTCACCTTATCGCAAAGCGTAGCTGATGCTAATGCAATTCTTGTCACTCTTAGTGGAGTCGTACAAGTGCCTATTGACGCTTACATTGTATCTAGCACTACGCTAACACTCAATAACACCTCTCCACTAATTTCAAATCTACGACTCGAAGTTCGGTACTTATAAGGAGCGATTATGCCACTAGAACGAATTAGTCCTTATATGCTGAGCCCTGTTTCGACGAATGGGGCGAATGCCGCGGCAAATGCCTATATTGTTTATAACGCCGCTACTGGCCTTGTTGAGTGGAGTATAACAGATGCTAAAGGCTTTCAAGGTACTGTCAGTGGGTATACTTCCGGGGGCGGTACGCCTGCGGACGTAAATACTATTGATAAGTTTCCCTTCGCCTCAGACGGCAATGCCACTGATGTAGGTGATTTATCGCAAATTAGACGCGGGGCAGCAGGGCAAAGCTCCACAGTCAGCGGATATACATCAGGCGGCGTTCCTAATATAAACACCATTGACAAGTTTCCATTCTCCACTAATGCTAACGCAAGCGATGTAGGAGACCTCACTGCAGGTAGATATTTTTCCGCAGGACAAAGTTCTAGCAGTTTTGGATACACTTCTGGAGGAAATACTCCTACTGCAGTTAATACTGTTGATGAGTTTTCCTTCGCTACAGACGGAAATGCAACGGACGTTGGCGACCTTACTCAAGCTAGAGGCAGTGTAACAGGTCAAAACTCTACCGTTTCTGGGTATGTTTCGGGTGGAGGTGCGGCTCCGGCACCTGTCAATATTATTGATAAGTTTCCGTTTGCTGCAAATGATAACGCCAGTGATGTCGGTGACTTAAGTGTTGCTAGACGAACTCCAGCAGGGCAAAGCTCTACTGAGAGCGGTTACACCTCTGGAGGGGGTAACCCTCTTGCAATCAACACCATTGACAAGTTTCCATTCGCTAGCAATGCTAATGCGAGCGATGTCGGAGATTTATCCCTAATCAGACGTGCTTCAGCAGGACAAAGCTCTACTGTGAGCGGGTACACTTCAGGAGGTGGTTCACCGCCTGCAGTGTATAATAATATTGATAAGTTTCCATTTGCATCTAATGCCAATGCAACTGACGTTGGCGATTTAACTAGTGCTAGATGGGAAGTTGCAGGGCAACAAACTTAAAATGCCAATTTCATTAGTCTCAATTTTTAATATCGAACCTCCCGCCAATGCAACTGCTAATGCCAATTTGCAGTTCAATTCGTCTACGGGTCGGGCGGAGTGGGTTAGTCCTCCTCGAGTTTTTCAAGGTACTATATCTGGATATAGCTCGGGCGGTCAGGGCCCTGTAAATACTATAGAAAAATTCCCTTTCTCCACTAATACCAATGCAAGTGACGTCGGAGATCTCTCACAGGCTAGAAGATATGCTGCGGGTCAAAGCTCTGCCGAAAATGGTTATACATCTGGTGGAGAAACTACTCTTAACATAATAGATAAGTTTCCTTTTGCTGCAAACGCCAACGCAACAGACGTAGGTGACTTGACTCAAGGTAGAGATGGTCCAACAGGGCAGAGTTCTACTGTGAGCGGATTTACTTCAGGGGGCTGGGCTACTCCCAATGTCAATACAATAGATAAGTTCCCATTCGCTAGCGATGCCAATGCGACGGATGTCGGGGACCTTACGGTAGTTAGAAGATATCTAGCTGGACAAAGCTCTACCGCAAGTGGATACTCTTCCGGAGGAGCCTCTCTTTCAAATGTCACTACAATAGATAAGTTTCCCTTCGCTAGCAACGCCAATGCAACTGGTGTCGGTAATCTAACTAATACTACTGTTAGAGGTGCTGGACAAAGTTCTAGTACGAGTGGATACGTTTCTGGCGGTACCGGTGTTGGGACTCTTAACACAATCGATAAATTCCCTTTCGCTACCGATGCCAACGCGGTAGATGCAGGTGACTTAACACAAGCTAGAACAGGTCCGTCAGGTCAAAGCTCTACTATATCTGGATATTCAGTAGGTGGGTGGGCTCCTCCGACTTTATCAAATGTTATAGATAAATTTGCCTTTGCTTCAAGCGCCAATGCAACTGATGTTGGAGACTCTACTGTTACCGGAGCTTATGCCGCTGGACAGCAGATATGACTTTGTCATTATCGAGTCTCTGCCAACGCAACTGACGCAGACAACTTGAACGCCCTTAGCAGGCCAACAAGTTTAACGTAATTTTTTTATTGACAACCTCACAAAAAAAGTCTAGTATAAGGCATGACTCGAATTTTTACTAATGGCACCTTTGATGTGCTACATCCTGGACACATTGCGCTTTTACAGTATGCCGCTTCATTAGGTGACTACCTGCTAGTCGCACTTGATAGTGATGAACGTGTCTCCGCTCGTAAAGGGCCTTCACGACCGGTGAACTCGCTCTATGCTAGAACTACTCTAATGTCCGCACTACGCGGTGTTGACGAGGTGCGTTCGTTTAGCAGTGATGCCGAGCTTGAAGCGATTGTTGAAGACTATTGTCCTAGCGTGATGGTTGTCGGTAGTGACTGGCGCGGTAAACGCATTGTCGGGGCGCAGCACGCTGCACGTGTTGAATATTTTGAACGTACAACATCTGATTCGACAAGTGAGATACTAAATAACTATCTCCTTCGTCTCCGTGAGAAATTTTAATGAGTAACACTTTTACCACCCCTCGAGTAGTAACTACCGTATCTCAGAGTAGGTTAGATTATAATAATGCTCTAACTTCGTTACTTCAAAATTTTGCAAGTACAGGGTCGCCGAATCCGACTGACATAAACCTAGAAGATGGTACTGGATTTCGTACTGGAATGCTCTGGTATAAGAGCGGGACCGACACTGCTGACGGGCAAGGTCGGTTATTTATTTATAATGGCACAGAGTTTACACGTAACGGGTTAAACGCTTATAAAATGCCTAGTATTACAGCTGCGAATACTGCAGCTACTTCTGGTACTGTCTCTTATGGAGACTTAATACTAGTAGGCAGTGACCTGCTATACATGGTTAATACTGCAAACAATGGTATTGTCCGTATTGGTGGGGACGCTGTGACTCTTTCAGGTCTCGCCTCTACCCAATTTGTTCGAGCAGATATAGATGACGATATCGCAGGTAATATTGCATTTACTAGTAACGCTTTCGTACGTCTTCCCATAGGCAATACGGCACAACGTCCGGGCACCTCTACAATAGGTATGCTCCGATATAATACTAGTCTCAACTCGTTTGAAGGGTATGACGGTACTGAGTGGGGAGAGATTGGCGGCGGCGGAGCTTTTACCGATGACGGCACTTATGTTCACTATATTGGCGGAGCTAACGTAGGAATTGGTACGGATACTCCGAGCGCTAACTTACATGTTGCAGGAGCTGGAGGTATCTTAAAGCTAGAAACTGGTACTACAAGTGACGTAGTAGGTGTAGCTCTTCGTATAAGTCGAAACAGCACTGCAATTGCTACTAACTCAGGCTATGGTGGAGTAGAGTGGAGTGGCGGAGATACAGGTGGCTCAGGGGTTCGTGGATATGTAAAAGGATTTGCAGCAGGCGAGAACGGAGAATTTAGCGTTCGGCTTGCAACTCAAGGCAGCGGTGCATCTTCCCCTGTTGATAGATTAAGCGTCTGGTCTAGTGGTAACGTCGGTATTGGCGTTTTGAATGCTAATACCCCACTACAAGTTGCGGGTAATATCTCAGTTTCTGGCGGCGATGCAACAATCTTTAATCGTGATGCAAACTATCTTGCGCTGGGCACTAACAATAGAGAAGTACTACGCATTACTCCGACAGGTAACCTCGCCTATGGTACCAGCAGTCCTAGTTCTAACGTACAGTTTAACGGTGCAGGTCCTGTATTACGACTTCAAACCGCTAGCACGTCTGATGTTACCGGGGTCTCACTTCGTTTTCATCAAACAGACACTACTATTGTCGCCGGTCAAAGCTATGGCGGAGTAGAATGGGATGGAGACGATACAGAAGGTTCGGGTGTACGAGGGTACATTCGAGGTAATGCAGAAGGCTCTAGTGGTGAATTTAGTCTTAGATTTGCTACTCAAGGGTCTGGAGTGTCAGCGCCTGTTGAACGTCTTGTAGTTAACGCTGCAGGTAGTGTTGGTATAGGCACTGTTACACCTTCTACTACATTGCACGTGGTAGGTACTATTACAGGTAGTCTAGCCCTTATCAACTCCGTAGATGTTTTAGCAAATGATGGAGTAACCCTAGCAACAGCTCGTGGTAACGACCACAGCACTCTTCTTAGTGCCTATGCTAATGACGTGTTAACTCTTGCTACTGCCAGAGGCAATGACCACTCTACTTTACTATCAGCTCAGGCAAATGATTATAACTCTTACTTAACTATTAGTGCAAATGATGGAGTAACTCTTGCTACTGCTAGGGGTAACGACCACAGCACTCTTCTTAGCGCTTATGCTAATGATGTATTAACTCTTGCTACTGCTAGGGGTAACGACCACAGCACTCTTCTTAGCGCCTATGCTAATGATGTGTTAACTCTTGCTACTGCTAGGGGTAACGACCACAGCACTCTTCTTAGCGCCTATGCTAATGACGTGTTAACTCTTGCTACTGCTAGGGGTAACGACCACAGCACTCTTCTTAGCGCCTATGCTAATGACGTGTTAACTCTTGCTACTGCTAGGGGTAACGATCATACTACTTTCGTAACAGTTACGGCTAACCTCTATAATACTTTTGTCAGCCTAAATGCTAATCTAGGGTCTAGTACTTATAGCAGTCAAACTATTTATACAGTAACTACTACTAATAACTACACTATGAGACAAAGTGTAGCTAGTGCTAATAATATTCTAGTTTCTCTATCTGGATTAACACAGATTCCGTGGACTAGTTATACTGTTTATGGTAATACTACTTTGCGGTTAAACAATACTGCTCCTCTCATTGCTAACATCCCTATTGAGATTCGGTTCTTATAATGACTCTTCTATCGCTTGACCCTTCTTTAATAGACGGAACTGGAGTCAGTGCTAACGCTGTTATCTCATACAACAGCGTCACTGCGTATTTACAAGTTAGTTCTACTACAGGTCCTACAGGAAATGTAAATATTGTAACTCTTGCCCCTTATTTGTTAGAGCCTTTAGAGATTCCAGGATATGCTATAGAGGCAAACGCTAACGTTTTTTATAACGCGGTAAATAATAGAGTTCAGATGAGTTCTTATTTACGAGCTTATCAAGGTTTTACAAGTGGTTATACCTCTGGCGGTTCTAGTCCTACGTACACTAATACAATAGATAAGTTTTCATTCACCTCAGATGGTAATGCGACAGATGTTGGAGACCTGACCGTAGCTAGGGATTCTGCAGCAGGTCAGAGCTCTAATACTCATGGTTATACCTCTGGTGGAGCAGCCCCTGTAACCAACGTTATAGACAGATTTCCTTTTGCATCTGGGGGTAATGCTACAGATGTCGGAGATTTAACGCAAACGCGATTAACTGCTGCCGGGCAGAGTTCTGAAGTAAGCGGATATACTTCAGGCGGCTATTCTATCCCTTTTGCTATTCGAAATACTATAGACAAATTTCCTTTTGCCACTAACGCCAATGCAACTGATGTTGGGGATTTAAGCGTAGCGAGGTCTGATGTTACAGGAGTTAGCTCTCCTCTATCTGGATACTCTTTAATGGGTATTTCTACTCCAGGAGCTGAAGTAAATACAATTGATAAATTTCCCTTTGCCACTAATGCTAATGCAACAGATGTAGGTGATATTACACAAACAGGTTCTCGCGCATCCGGGCAAAGCTCTGCCTATTATGGTTATAAGGGTGGTCATTCTGGTTCTACTCGTATAGATAAGTTTCCTTTTGCGGTAAATTCAAATGCTACTACGGTAGGAGATATTACTCAAAGTAGATTCGAAGCCGCAGGTCAGAGTTCTACTGTGTCTGGATATATTTCTGGCGGTCGTAGCCCTACTATTAGAACTACTATTGATAAGTATCCGTTTGCTTCAGAGTCAAATTCCTCAGATGTAGGAGACCTCACTGTAGGTAGATATGACGTAGCAGGACAACAGGTTTAGTATGTCACTTACTCGTTTAAATATTGCTTTTATCTCTCCTGATACTTCAGGGTTTAACTCTGTGCTACGTTATAGTACCGCAGAATCTAAGTTTATCTGGGATAACTCTGAATTCTCTTTCACAGCTAACTATCAAGGTAGTGTCAGTGGTTATACATCTGGCGGAGGAAATCTCGATTCTAGTTTTCTTAACGTTATAGACAAGTTTCCTTTCGCAGCAGATGGAAATGCCTCAGATGTAGGTGATTTATCTCAAGTCAGAACTCAAGTAGCGGGACAAAGTTCGCTTGTATCTGGATATACTTCTGGAGGCGTAACTTTTCCTGCGACGCCGACTAGAGTTAATACAATAGATAAATTCCCTTTCGCTTCTAACGCTAATGCTACAGATGTAGGAGACTTAACCGCAGTTAGACGCTTTTCTACAGGGCAGAGTTCTAGTGAGAGTGGATATACCTCAGGAGGTGGAAATGATGGTGGGTACCTCAATATAATAGATAAGTTTCCTTTTGCTACTAATGCTAATGCAACAGATGTAGGAGACTTAACTTTAATTAGAGCTAGGCCCGCAGGACAAAATTCTGGAACTTCTGGCTACTCTTCGGGAGGAACGGGGGCCCCGCCTACACTTACTATTGTAAATACAATAGATAAATTTCCGTTTGCCACCAACGCTAATGCAAGTGACGTGGGGGACCTAACTCAAGTAAAAACAGGCGCGACTGGTACTAGTTCTGCCGTACGCGGTTATACTGCGGGAGGCAGTTCTAGTGTGCCTACTATAGTAAATACTATTGATAGATTCCCTTTTGCTGCCGACGCTAATGCAACGGATGTAGGGGATTTAACTATTGTTACGCTATCTCCTGCTGGGCAGCAATCTACTGCTTCTGGATACGTTTCTGGAGGTATACTCACTCAAACTCCTAGTTTTACTTACACAAATGTAATTAACAAGTTTCCCTTTGCTGCTGACGGGAATGCAAGCGATGTAGGAGATCTAACTGTTGCAAGAGGTTACTCAGCAGGCCAGCAAGATTAAAATAACTTTGTAGTAGACAACCACCCTAAAATAATATAAGCTTTTAGTATGAAAAAACTTGTTACCGTACTCTGCACTGACGACTGGCAACCGAACATTCGTTCGTTGACGTTTCCACTCTTTAAATATTTTGCTCGCAAGATAGGAGCAGACTTCCACGTCATCCGCACACGTCAGTTTCCTGACCACCCGCTCTGTTACGAACGCTTTCAACTCTACGAGCTGTCCAAACACTATGATTGGACCTATCAGTTTGATGCGGATTTATTGCTGCATCCTGACATGCCCGATTTAACACCTCTGCTAACCAAGGATATTGCAGTTGTTTCGCAACCAGGCATGGCATCGCAGTCATATCAGAGTGATGAATACTTCTTGCGTGATGGGCGCAATCTCTGTGTGGGCATCTTTTTCACACTCACCTCTGATTGGACTCGTGACTTCTGGAATCCTCCCCTTGATATTTCACCTGAAGTCGCGATGTCGCGTTGTACTCCAAAAGTATTTGAGTGGCGTGAGCGTCAGCTGTTTCACGAGCATGTAGTAATTGACTACCTTATCTCTCGTAACGTCGCACGATATGGCATAAAAATCAAGCCAATTCAGAGCGTCTTCTCTGACGCACTCTCTCGTGGGTACTGTTCGCTACTGCCCGTAGACGACTATATTATGCACAATGCGTCCCTACAAAACCATCATAAACTAGCACATATTCGTAATGTGCTGCAAAACTACTGGAAGATTGACCCGACTCAGCCTCCAGTCACCCTATAAGGAGAATACCATGCCCATAGTAGAATTTAAGAAACACCCAGTAGAAGGCGGAATGCGGGGGTCTAAGATTCCTGATTTTGTTCGTGGTAGTGCGGACTACCATAATCCCAACGACGATACCTATGTAGGTTGGGTTGCCGATAATCGTGACTTCTACCTACCTGATAGCGTTGTGGTACTAGATAAGCCTGCCTTTGTCTCTCGTATGCTCGCTATTCATGCAGTACAACCGATGACTACTTTTGGTGGCGAGCCTGGCAGTAGCCCTACTACCATGAGTGAATCACAAGTGATTACTTTTGCTGAAGAAACCTTTGACCGCATTGTGGCCCATTGCCGCGCTGAGGACTAATCGTTAGAGAACTGAATGAAACAACTTCACTTTTGTGGCGGTCTACCGCGTACCGGTTCAACGTTGTTGATGAATATACTTCAACAAAATCCGGCTATCTTTACGACCGCCACAGACCCTTTTCCCCAAATACTTCAAACTCAAATACTAATAAAGTCTCGATATAGTGAGTCTTTTCAGGCTATGTCTGTTGACCAGGCTGATGCGGCTGTGCATGGCATGGCACTCGGAGCAACACAAGGTTGGTACAGTGGCTTAACCCAAAAGCCTATTGTAGTTTCTAAGTCTCGTACCTGGGCTGGACTACATCATCTCTTTCCTGACTCTAAGATTCTAGTCACGCTACGTGATTTACGTGATGTGGTGGAGAGCTTTGATAAGGTGAACGCTCGCGTTCGCGCTCTTCATACTTTTGGAGATGACCAAACACTCTACGGCTCGATGAGTGAAGAAGAGAAGATGTACTACCACTTTAAAGAGCAAAACGCCTTTTCCGCTACGCTGCGCCATGAAATACCTAAGTACTTAGATCTATTTAAACGTGCTCCTCATCGTGTAAAGTTCGTACGATACGAAGACGTGCTCAAGCATCCTCAGTATATGCTAGAGCGCATCTACAACTTTTTAGAACTAGAACCCTACTCACACGATTTAAATCATATCGAACAGTCACAGATGTTCGAACATGATAATGCCTATTTTAGAGAACGCACAGATCATCGCACACACCCTACAATGTTGCCGTGGCGCGAACCTCAGAGAACACTCTCTGATAGTTTTCATCAACAGATTGTACAGAACAATCAGTGGTACTATCGTAGCTTTTATCCAGAGGTGTTGTAGTGTATGAACAGACTATTTTTCGTACGCAAATTTGGGGTTGTGTTTTAACAAGTGAAGAGATTCGTCTCTCTACATATTTACAGGCGGTACAACAACTTGCTACGACCGATGGCGGCGTACGTAAGAGTAACTTTGGTGGCTGGCAATCGCATGACAAGATTCATGAGATGCCCGTCTTTAAACCGCTTGTCCGCGCTATACTAGACTTCGCCGCCCCCATCTTGCAGCCCTACACGCCTCAAACGCCTATTATACAATCTATGTGGGCAAATTTAAATTTTAAGCATTGCTATAATGGGCACCATACTCATGAGGGTTGGCTCTCTGGTGTTTTCTATTTACAGGCTCCACCTAAGAGTGGGCGACTTATCTTTACAAACCCTGCCATTCGCAGTGAACGGCATCTACTCAGGGATAGCAACTATCCCCTAACTCCTGTCAAGCTCGGTTGTATACTCTTTCCTAGTTGGCTCGAACACTATGTCGAACCGAGTCAAAGTGATCAACCTCGAATTTCTATTAGTTTTAATATAGGTGATAAATGACTCCCGCAGAATATTTTCATTCTAAACGCTATGTCTATCTTAGCAATGTTGTACCTCGTCAAACTTGCGAGGATTTAACCAAGTATATGTTCTCTCTACATGAGAGCGGTAAGCTTACCAAAGACCCGCAGTGTCCTCTGTCTGACTCAGTCTACGGAGACCCGGTTTTAGATAATCTGCTTCAAGCTCTTGCGGCACCTCTTTCGGCACAGCTCGGGGTAACTCTGTTACCTACCTATACCTACGCTCGTATCTATCGTCCGGGTGAAGTGTTAGTTCGCCACCTAGACCGAGAAGCTTGTGAAATCTCTGGTACTATGACCCTAGGATTCCACGATGGCTCGGGTATTTGGCCGTTTTTTATTACTGATCGGGAAGATGATGTTGTTGGAAATCAGGTAGAGATTAATATCGGCGACCTAGTAATGTATCACGGCAACGAGCTCTATCACTGGCGCCCGTCTTATAAAGGTCAATGGCAAGTACAAGTATTCTTCCACTATGTAGACGCTAACGGGCCTCATGCCAACTGGGCTAATGATAAGCGTCAAACACTTGGGATTCAACGTGACCCGATTCCTCGTGCAGTACCACTGCTCGATAAACTACCAGACTCACTACCAAAACCTGCAGTTCAAAAATCGCACACACCAGTGAAACAAGCAGTAGCAAAAAGCGTTTCGGCGCAAGATTTTGCGCCTCTACACTCAAAAATTATCTCGGACGGTATTATCATTCGCACTAGCGATGACGTCTTTCCGGGTGCAGTGACCTACTCTAGTGAGTTTAATTCTGAGTATACCTTCAGCCCTGAAGACTGTGCTCGAGTGCTTGCACTACAAAATAAGCTCTACCCAGTTAAATCAACTGTCGGTGATGGAGACAAATCAAAATATGATCCTAAAGTTAGATCTGTTGATACTTATAATATTGAGTATAGTGAGGACACAGCCTGGATTTTTAAAAAAATCGCCGCTGCTGTCGGAAAAGCAAACGCTGAATACTATAGATACGATTTGTACGGTATTACACACGCTCTGCAGCTGCTTCACTATAAAGCCACTGAAAATGGGCATTATGATTGGCATATTGACTGCGGTAACGGAAATAGTGCCACTCGTAAAATCTCAGTTTCAATCCCGTTAACGAATCGGGACGCCTACAAGGGCGGTGAGCTGTGGATTAATAATAATGGTAATGAGATTCGTGCAGTAGACGAACAAGGTTCTATCTCGATGTTCCCAAGCTACCTCTTACATCAGGTTACTCCTGTCACTGCAGGAGAGCGTTGGGTTATTGTCATCTGGATTAATGGACCTCGTTTTAGATGAATTGCTATGAAAAGCTATACTATATTAAACGCTATTCAGATGCCGTAGGTTCTATCTACGGCACTGAAGATTTTGGGCTCTATTTCTACTCACTCGTAAAGATGCGCCGCCCACAACGAGTGGTAGAATTAGGTACAGGACTAGGAATTATAGCTCTGTGGGGCGGTCTCGCACTTGAAGAGAACGGTAGTGGTAAGCTTATAACTATTGATAACGGGTCAGAGTGGTCACATATCTCTCAGGCTAGAGACCGCATAGGTAGTTTTTTTCACTCAGACTATGCAACTTATATCCAGCAATTAATTTCTACTTTCGAACTTAGTGCTACAGTACACTTTGAGCACGCAGAGATAAATGAGGTAAAAATTTTCGATGGGGTTGATATCCTCTTTTCAGATTTTTCTCATGGACCGCGTGACATAATTATGTTATTGTCAAATTATCTAGAGCGCATGTCTGAGTGTTCTGTAATGATGTTTGACTCCGCTTCTACCTATTATCCTTCATATCAGATGTTAGAGCAGTTAGTGCCGATGCTTAATGCGGGTCGAATACCTGAAGCACTCTTAGAGCACGCCGCAAATCCGGATTCTTTACGACAGCGAGTACAGCGTACTGAGTTCAAGCTACATCATGTAGTAGAGGCTAAGCCACGTTCACAAAATAGCACTGCCTGCCTCTACCTACAACCAGTAGATTTAATACCGTATCCTAGAACCACTATGAGAGCCTTATGAGAGTTATTGACAATGTGTTAAGCGATAGAGTATCGCACTATATTTTTGAACGTTGTGCTAATTTAAAATGGACTTTTGTGCCAGACATCTCTTTTGGCTCAGAAGCACAACGTAGTGTTCCAGGATTTTCCTACAACTTCTACCTGCATGAGAGTGCTAATAATGTAGAAAGACGAACTATTCAGGCTCCTGAGTACGACTATATGGCACCGGTTTTACTATCTTGCTTTGATGCTCTAGGAGTAGACATACCTCTTAGTGCCGTTTTTCGCTCTCGAGCAAGGCTAACACTGCCACGTCCTGAGCTACCGGAAGAGCAACGTATTGATAATATACACGTAGATTACAAAACACCTCATCTAGTACTTATCTACTATGTCAATTCTACTGACGGAGATACCCTACTGTATGAAGGGTCTAAGATTCGAGAACGTGTTTCTCCTCGTCGGGGTCGTGCTGTGCTATTTGATGGTAGTACGTTACACGCTTCTTCAACGTCTACTCTCAGCCCTCGAATTATTATCAATAATAATATTAGAATTGGAGACCAGAATGGAAATTATGCTAGCTAATAAGATTAGCGAACTAGATAAAGCAGAGCTTATTAAGGTGCTTACGCAGCTTATGATGCGCGACAGAGAAGCATTTAATGCTCTAAAAGAAGTAATAGAGGATGTACTATGACAGAGAAGAATGAATTAGCAATTTTTAGTGAGATTCGAACAGACTTAGTAGTTAAAGATGGGTCAGAATTTGTAGTTCCCCTAGCAAAAGTATTCGGAAAAGGTACAATTGCTAAGACTGAATCGTTTGGTGGACGCAGTTTGTTAGAAAATGCACAGCGAGCAGATATCGCAATTGCAAATACTAAAGAACTTCAGAACGTTTGGAACCGTAGCCATACCCAATGGATGTGGAAACACCTCAATATGTCGTATGTAGACCCATATAAGAACATGCGTCAGATTGCAGCAGAGATTGCACGTAAGCGTCAGGCTCTAAATGAGGCTAAATGGAACCAAATTAAGACAGAAATCAAGCTAAAGAAGTATGAAGAACAGCTTGCAAATGCTCAGAACTTAGATTACTGGACTGAAGTAGACTTAAAAGTTAAAATTGCAGAGCATCAAGAGAAGATGGCGGAAGGAATGAGCTATATTGAAGGCGCCATGAAGGATATTCTAGCTCTTAACGAGCTTTTTGAGCAGCTAAAAGCCAAAACAGACAACTTTACTGAGATGGATATCGAGCGTGCTGAGTCAAAAGCGCACCTAAAGCGTAGTGTTATCCAGTGTATTCGCGATGTACGTCAAAGTGGGTCAATTACTAAGGGCGAGCAAGAGTATTTAGAGCAAATTGGTATTAATCCCATGAAAATGATGCTCAGAATTCGTGAATATGTCGCACAAGAAGCTGCACAAACCACTTGGGATGTAACTCCGTTACATGAATTTGTTGATGCAGTTGCAGACGAGCTTATCGATGTCTGTAAGGTAGACCAAATTCGTATGAATCTACTAGGATTTTCTTCAGAAGCCTCAGAAGATATTACTTATGATAAGCTTATTGGAGCCCCCGAAACGCCCGAAGAATGAGTGCTAGTTACTTTAAGATTCCGGTAGACAAGCTTGTTGCTCGTCTACCGGCTAAATACGGATTTACAGAACTAAACCCTAGTCAGCGAGCTATGATGGAGGGTCTTAGCACTAAGCGTAATTGGGTTCACATCTCTGCTAGACGTACAGGAAAGTCTAGCGGGGCTGCAGTGTTAGCACTCGCTAAATTGCTAGAACCTAATCAACAAGTTATTGTAGTAGCTCCTGATTTTAATCTTAGTTCTATTATTTGGGATTTTACCACAGAGCTTATCGAGGCATTTAACATTGAAACTAAGCGCTTCAATCTTAAGGACCGAGTGGTCCGCCTGGTTAACGATAGTACTCTTCGATTACTTTCAGCGAATAACCGCAGCTCTCTCGTAGGACGTGCGGCTAATCTACTTATTGTAGACGAAGCTGCACTAATTCCTGATGACGAATATTTTACTCGTGATTTACGCCCGGCGCTGTCTACCTTTCCAGACTCGCGGGCTCTTTTCATTTCAACTCCTCGCGGTAAAGAGAACTACCTCTATGGCTACTATCTTCGAGGACAAGACCCATCGTTTCCTGAGTGGGGTAGTGGGCTCTTTCCGTGGCACGCCAATCCTAGACTTACACAGTCGGATATTGAAGAAGCAAAACGAGCTATTCCTGACAGCCTCTTTAGACAAGAGTACTACTGCGAGTGGGCTACTTTTGAAGGTCAAATCTATAAACTAGATGAAAATGAGCATCTTAAAGACTTTGTTGGTGAAGGTGCAGCTTATAGAATAGAACCTGGAAATGAGCGTTTTACTTTTATTGGCGGACTCGACATGGGCTATCGAGATGCTACTGCTTTTATTGTGGTAGCTACAGATGGCGCTAACTGGTACGTTGTAGATGAGTATGTAGCAACTGAGGGTACTACTAGTCAACATGCTGAGGCTATTAAGGCTATGACTGATTACTGGGGAGTTGAAAATATATACATTGACTCTGCCGCACAGCAAACTAGAGCAGACTTAGCCTATGACTACGACATTGCTTGTGATAACGCTGTAAAGAGTGTGAATGACGGTATTGCCCATATTCAAACACTTGTAGAAAATAATAAGCTCTACTTTGATATTGAAACCGCTTCTTATGCTTTCAAGAGTATGACGGCTTATCGCTGGAACTCTCGCACAGAAAAGGCAAAACCTAATCACGACTGGACATCTCACTGTTGCGATGCAATACGTTACGCTATCTATTCGTATAATAAAAATAGCGCTGTTAGTATCTACTCCTAGCCTACATCACATTTCAAAAAAGAAATATTTTGACTATTTTGATTAATAGACTTATAATAAATTAAGAAATCAAGAGCAATGTTTAAGCGAGAACCAGTAAAACACGTTCGTGATGGTATGAAGAGCCGATATAAAAATCGCGAACCATGTTATATCTGTGGCAGTATTGAAAATATAGAGTTACATCATTTATACTGTGTGAGTGAACTCTGGAACGCTTGGACTCTAAAAAATCGTATTAAAGTTACCTCTGATGAAGATGTTCGGATGCATCGGACTCAATTCGAATCAGAGCACGAAGATAAGCTTAATAACGAAAATCTATACTCTCTATGTAAGGCTCACCATAGTAGACTACATCAAATATTTGGAAAAAGCTACTCTAACTATGTTGCAGTTAAAGTTAGTGAGTGGCTAGAACGGCAAAAAGCTCAATATGGAGAGAAACTAGATGGCAAGGGGACCGATAGGCTGGCTAGCGGACAGACTGAAACTTAATCCAGTACAGTCCTATATTCATAGTCGTGAACCTTTTGTCCAACCGGATTCTAACGTAGATTTCCGTGCGGCGTACGACCAGATAGAAGTTATTCACCGAGCAGTAGATATGATTGTTAGCGCCTGCGTTGAGATTCCTTTTGCAATCTCTGGCGAAGGTCCGACTAAAAAATTAAATAAGCTTTTAAACGATAGACCAAACCCTTTCGAAGACAGAGTGCGACTGCTACGGCGTGCCTACTTTGACTTGTTACTAGACGGTAATGCGTTTTTCTACTATGATGGCACTCACGTATATGTACTACCTGCAAACGATGTAGAGATTGTTACCGACCCTAAAACGTTTGTAAAAGGTTATATCTTTTTAATTCACGGTGGTGGCTCTTCTAGCTATAGTGCTGTACGTCAAAGTAAGAAACAAGTAATTGAGTTTAGGGCCGACGAGATAATTCACATCAAAGAAGATAACGATGAAAGTATCTTCCGCGGTAAATCACGCATTAAAAGTCTCTCGAATATTATTAACATCTATAATGCCCTTCTAAAGTTTCAACGGCAGTTTTTTAAAAATAACGCAGTTCCCGGAGTGGTCCTTACTACCGAATCTGTACTAAACACAAAGATTAAAGAGCGCCTATTACAGAGCTGGCGTAATTCTTATGCGACAATCTTTGAAGGCGCTCGTAGCCCTGCTATTCTTGACGGCGGCTTAAAGATAGATAAGTTTAGTGATATTAACTTTCAAAGCTTAGATTTTGAGAGTAGTGTCGATAGACTAGAACAAGATATGGCCAAGGCGATGGGTGTACCCTATGTCTTGATGAAGAGCGGTAATAACGCAAATATTGCAGCAAATCAAGTACTCTTTTATGAGCATACTGTATTACCAATCGTGTTAATGTTTGCAAGTGCGTTTGCTCACTATTTTAACTCTGTGCGTATTATGCCAGATAGAACTGTGATTACAGCTCTGCAACCAGACCTAAGAACTCAGAGTCAGTATTATGTTAGTTTAGTAAACTCAGGCATTATCACTCCTGACGAAGCTAGAGCCAAACTTGGATTTAAGACTTTAGATACTCCAGAAACTAATATAATTAGGCTGCCACAAAATATAACTGGAAGTGCTGTAAATCCAGATGTAGGTGGACGTCCTACCAATGAAAGTGTAGACGAAATACCTGCAGACAGTGCCCCGCGAGAATGAGGAGCGAATAAAGATGGATAAAAAGTTTTTTATCACTACTGACGATATTACAGTAAAAGGCATTACTGACAAGCAATTTAAAATTGCGGGTTATGCCAATACTAGTGAAAAAGACAGAACTGGTGATATTGTACTACCGGAAGCGTGGACTAAAGGAATTGATAACTTTAGACGTAATCCTATCCTACTATACCAACACGATCATGGAAAGCCTATTGGTCGAGTAAACGCAGTAACAGTAGATAAAAAAGGTATTTTTGTTGAAGCAAGTGTTAGTGAAGCTGCTGAGCGTCAACACGGAATCAAAACTCTAATCTCTGATGGCGTGTTAAAAAGTTTTAGCGTAGGCTTTAGAGTTAAAGATGCAGACTACGATAAGCGTACAGATACGTTTTTTATTAAAGATGTAGAACTGCTAGAAATTTCAGTAGTAAGCGTTCCTGCAAATCAAAATTCATTATTCTCAGTGCGCAAAAGCTTTGAAAACGATAGCGCTTATGAGGAATTTAAAACTAAGTTTGCAGTAGAAGAGCAGGCAGAAGAAACTAAAGCTAGTGAGCCTACGGAAGAGCGTGAAGTAACTCCTGAAGATCCCATGAAGCAGATTCCTTTTGTAAACCTACTAAGTGAAGATACTTCTAAAATTACTACTAAAACTTATGTTGTAATTGAAGGCAAAAGATATATAACTTCTCAAATAGCTACTGCTGAGAATCCTACCTTTAAATTTGTACAGTGCGATATAAATGGGTCTAACGGAGAAAACACACTGTCAATTCCTGCAACAGAAATTACTGTGTTAAACTACTGGGACCTAGGAACAGAATTTGATATTACACTACACGTAAACTCTGACAACACTTTTAGCGAAGAAGAGCAAGTAGCTCTTATTAGCAAGTTTAAAAGTATTATAAATCTTAAGGAACTAGACCTTATTCAATTAAAAGCTGATCCTGAGATTGTTTCTAACAAAAAACTACAAAGAGCCTTAAATGACTCTATTAATCTTGTAAGTTTAGGCTATTCTGAGTGGAATAATTCCCACTTTAGTTTAGCAAATAAAATCTGTATGGTTGTTGAGACTCTAAAGCGTCTTCCGCAGGAAAGCAGCAGAGATCTTATGTTAAAAGTATATGGCCATAATATACACAAAACTCTAGAGGAGAAAAAAACTATGACTACTGAAAACGTAGGTGAACCAATTAAGCTTGATACAAAAGCTTCTACTGCTGAGGTAACTACCAAAGCTGCGCCAGCTCATGTATCAGAGCCTCGTGTAGCCCAACTCGTTGAGAAAGCGGGTGAGGCCGTACTTAAAGCAGAAGCTGCTGAGTACCGTGCACAAGAAACCAACAGCGCTCCCGATACTCGCGTAATGGAAGAGCTAGCAGAACTTCGCGGACAGCTAAAAGCCTATCGCGAGCAAATCAATTCTGCTCAAACTAGCAAAATGCATTATCAGGAAAGTGCACGTACACAAGCACAATTTACTGATATTGAAAAAGCTAATGCCGTATTCCTAGCCAAAGCACTTAACAAGTGGAACGTATTTGATACTAAACTAGGCGACCGCATGAAAGCTGTTCTCACTGACAGCAACCTAAACGAAGCTTTTAGTGTTAACGTTTACAATGAAATGCAACAGCAACTAGTAGTAGCTCCAATGTTTAATCGCATTGAAGTAAACTCAAAAGATTTCCGTATTCCAGTTGCTGACGAAGATACTTCAGACTTCGTAGCCCAGTTCCCAAGCGGCTCATTTGCCACTGGTGTAACTGATACTACTACTGTACCAACTTCACGTCAGGCTCAGATTGGTGCTGTCACTCTCAGCCCCAAGAAGTTCATGGTATCTACTCACATCGCAAAAGACGAAGAAGAAGATACAATTCTTCCACTTCTTGACTTCCTACGTCAAGCCGCTACTCGTCGTCTAGCTCGCGGTATTGATAAAGCACTTCTACGCGGTAACGGAAGCCTAAGCGCTTTCTCAAGTTCAAACACTCTAACTGCTGCTGGAGCATATCCTTCAGTTATTAAAGGCGTTGTAGAGCTTGCTGCTGCTGTCGGAGGACTCGTATCAAAGACAGGTACTACTATTGATAAAGCTGACCCAAGCGATATCGCCGCTTCTCGTATTAAACTAGGAAAGTACGGCCTAGCTCTAGGAAGCAACCTAGCTTATATCACTTCAGTAGAAGGATATAACAACCTAGTTACTAATACTGATTTCCAGACTGTTGATAAGTTTGGAGCTCAAGCCACTTACCTAACTGGTAGCGTCGGCGCAATATACGGTATTCCAATCTTCATTTCTGAGTTTATGGATACTGCTTCAGCTGCTGATTCAAACCTAGGTATTCTAGTTTACAAGCCAGGCTTCATCCTTGGTGAGCGTCGTGCAATGGAACTAGAGAGTGAGTATCTACCACAGCAGCAAGTAACTGCTATGTATCTCAGCACTCGTATGGACTTCAAAGCCCTTACAACTGTTGCTGACGCTGCTCTTAGCGCTCGTTACTCATATGCTTCACTCATCACTACTGCTAGCTCATAATACTGGTTATTATAACTAGTCGGTTATAGGAGGGGGAGGGCACAGCCCTCCCCCTTATTTCTTATTGGGATATCCATGTTAAAACACCATATTTGTCACATACATTGTTTAGACCATCCTAGTGTATTTAAAGTAGTATCTTACGCGTCTAAATATCGAGCACTATTTAATGGGGTTAAAATTGCCACACTAATAAAAGTAACTCCAGAAAAAGATATTTATGATCGAGTGTATTCTATTTTAACTAAACTAGGATATGAAGTTATTACTGTTCAGAATTCCTCACTTAGAGAAGCAGGTCACTTTTTTAATGTTAGCCTACCTCTACTTTTAGAAAAAACTTCAGAAGGATTACTATATTATTCACACTCTAAAGGTACCTCGTACCACCCAGATTCTGAAGACGGTAAAGCTACTTCTTTGTGGACTGACGTATTGTACCACTATACTCTAGACCAGGTTTCTAAATTTCCTTTTGAGGATAAAAAATATAAAACCTTTGGTTCGTGTATTATTAAAAGCAAAAACTTCTTAAAACCTTTTACGCTAGGAGAAGAGTATAGCTATTTGGGCACCTTCTTCTGGATACGGATAGAGGATTTAAAAGATAAAGAATTTACTCCTGAGGCTTCTGTATTTTATTTAGAAGCTTTACCGGGGCTAATAAGTAAAGTGACTCAGGCATATAACTTAGGTCCTATTTTTTATAAGCTAGAGAGTCCTTATAAATTAGAGTCATGGCAGAAGAAAGGTATAGAGTATGGATTTCCAAGCAAAAATGATGCTAATTGAAATAGCTCGTCGGCAATATATTACTTTCGAGAATGAATTTAGAGAATACTTAGCTGCTGGAAATTCCTTTAATGGGGCTTATAACCATTTTACTCTAGCGGATATTGAAGCCCATAAAGAAAAATCTGACCTTTATAATCAATTACTAGCTTGGGAGATAAAACATGCAAGTACAAGAGACTCTTCACCAATAAGACTTACTACTCACTCTATTGTAAAAAATTTGGAGAAATTAGATGGCGAACTTAGTTAACCTGTCCGAGATTAAAGACTTTCTCGTTATAAAAACTATTAATACAGATGAAGACGGTCGCCTGGCTAATATTGCAACTCAGGTTACCGCTTTAGTAGAATCATATTGTGGGCGAACCTTTGAAGCTAATAACTATATAGAATACTTTGATGGCGGTATCTCTTCTGTTTTTGTATCCTATCCGCCGATTAACCGTGTAGATGAAGTATCTCACTATGATGGCAAAGACTACCAAATTTTAGGAGGTCCGGGAACAAACGGAGAGCCTATTATTATAGAAGGTCAGTCTCATACTATTTCTAACTACGGGAATCCAGTATTAAAAACTCGTGTTAAAAAGTTTAATCGTTCTAGTGCGAGATTTGATGGGTCTAGCTATCTAGTAACAGATTCTACTTCAGACTGGGATTTAGGAGTAGACCCTTTTACTATAGAAGTGCAAGCACGTTTTGACAGTGTTACTTCTAACGTACACACTTTACTCAGTAGCGGTAGTGCAAATAATTACTGGGAACTTTCAGTTGACTTTAATTCAACAGGGTTTAGATTTTTAACAGTTGTTGACGGAGTAGAAACTATAGTAGCACGTCAAGGGGCAAATACCGGATATAGCGCTAACCAGTTTTACCATTTAGCACTAGTTAGAGACGCTACTAATATTAAGTTGTATCGAAATGGAACTAGTGTGGCAACTCTTGCTACTGCAAACTCTATTCCCAACTTTAACACTGGTCTATATATAGGTAAAGGAATAAGTTCTAACTACCTAACTGGCTATTTAGATGATTTAAAAATTAGTCATATAGCAGAATATACTTCTAATTTTACAGCCCCCACGTACCCAACTAGGCAAAATGAGAATACTAAACTCCTAATGCGCTTTGATGGGTCAGATAACTCAACAGCTATGACAGATGTTTCCAGGCGGGTTAACGAATATTCTTTCTACTCCACTACCGGAGAGATTAGTTTTAATACTGGAGATGGTGGTGGCACTCCAAAACTTAGCTTCTTCAGACCTCTAAAGTTTAATAACTATCCTAATGGTATAAAAGTATATTATAACGGAGGATATACTACTATACCTTCTGATTTAAAACTAGCAGCTCTTGAGATGATAAAAGTAGTATACAAAGGTAGATCAGGTAGCGATAGAGTTACGATGCAGGGTGAAACAACTAGCTCTTACAAATTGGGTATTGATGATTTTCCACCTCAAGTGCGCCGCATACTAAATCTTTATAGGTTAGTTGAATAATGGCAGAGCCTGTTTTTTCTATTTCAAACTTTGTAATTGTTAATGATAGACGATTTGCACTTGCTAGTATCTTTAGCTCTAGGCTCTCTAGTACTGCTATTGCGTTAGAAAAACAGGGTAAATCAGATCTCAGTACTGCTATTAGATCTTTAGCCACTAAGTCTTATGGTGCCGTAGAGGCTGGCATAGCTAACGCTACTGGGTCCAGAAAAGTACAAGAAGTTGCCGGAAGAGGTCTAAAAGTAGACCTGATAAAAGTAAATACTGTTAGTGGTGGTATCGAAACTCAAGAAATTAAGGCGTCTTTACTTAAGTATATCTTAAGCGCTTCTCGAGAGATTACTCCTAAGAGAGAACGAGCAATTGAATTAGGAACCCCTGTTACTATCGGTAGAGAAGGGGCTAAGGAATTAACTGTCAGTTACTCGGTAAATCCAGACACTGGAGCTATCCAAGAAGATGTTCAACCTATAGATAACTCGGAGAGATTTGTAGAGTACTATAAGAATAGCCTAGGTAAATTAAAAGAGCATTTAATGGCTCCTAGTAAACAAAAAAATCCCAGTTTACGAAAAATATTGCAAGCTATCTCTAAAAATCTAACTACTAAAGCACTTACCCTTACAATTCCTATGACTATTAACGGTAAGCAAACGGCTATCACCACTTTGCAATTTAAAAGAGATTTTATCCTACGTACTGCAAGAATTAGACTTTCAAAAGATGGAACTTCCATTGACATTAAATTTGCCTATCCACAGTCTATTTTAAATCAGGCATTAGCAGAAGTTTCAAAGAGATCTGATTTTAAAGAGGCGTATACAGATTTTAATTCTAATTTTGAAAAGATAGTCCAAAAAAGACTAAACGAGCTATCAACAGACCCTCAAGCATTACTGAAGTTACAGAGACTATTCGCTATGATAGATACTCAATTAAAAACTCAGAGTGTGTCTTTCGATATTAACTATGTTAAAGGTAGTGTATTGGCTTACTCTGGAAGAGCCCAAATATTGACTAGACCTTTTATAGCTCCAGAGGTAGAACGAGAAGAGCGAATTGAAAAAGAATCTGTAATAGACGTTACAATTCTAGTAAAGGCTAAAGTTAAACAGCGTATGCGTCGTGGAGCAGGAAAACCTAGACCTCCTAAAATTTATGAGCGTACAGGCGCCTTTCGCAATAGTATTAGAGCATTCTTTAACTTTAAACAGCGTACAGTAGATTACTTTTATGAACCTATATATCAAAGACTTGAAAGATCTGGATATGAAGTAAATAACCTAGTAGAAGATTCTATTAGGTCTGTTATCCAAGCTAAGTACCGACAGCAAACTCAAACTAGAAGAATAGAACTTTAAAAAATAAAATTTGCCAATTATTATTCCACATGATATACTGTAAGAAGAAATAAAAAGATGTCGAACAGAACGCGAATTAATAATTTAATAGTTAACGCTTTAAAACAAATAGACGGGCGAGCCTCTCCGTATGATACTGCGTATAATTTTACTACTGATTTGCGTGAAAACGTATATCGAGGCTTAAAATATATAGACGAAATAAACGATTTTCCGTCTATTTACGCTACTTCAGGGCGAGAAATAAGAAAATTTAATACTAACAATAATACTGAATCTAGGGTTGAATCTACCTTACGTTGTTATGTGTATAGTGACGATCCTGTTAACCAAATTAACGATTTGGTTTTGGATGTAGAGCATGTTATATATAACCTAAAAGGTACTCCTGATTTACAACTTTTTGACGTTAATATATTAACTGTACTAACAGATTCTGGATTGCTTCATCCATACGGTATGGCCGAGATATTTCTTAGTACTCGTTTTGAAATATTTAAAACTTAAAGGAGAAAGCTAAAATGGCTTCATCACTAAACCTTCAAAGAAACTCTGAAGTCTATATGTCTACACTAGATATCACTGCTAGTGGCGTAGAGGCTGATGATTTTACCCCTACTAACACTTGGAGAGTAGAAGTTCTCGCTGGATACGCAGCCAGTCAATCTTCTGCAACTCAGGATATTACATCACTAGAAAGTGGATTAAGTCCTGACCGCAGCACTCAGCGTTTTAACACAGCTATCAACCCCACTGAATGGAACTTCCAGACTTATCTACGTCCTACTGGAGTTCGTAATACTTCAGGAGCTACAGGTACTGACCCTTCTGGTAACTCTCAGCCTCTAGCTGATTGGTTCCTATGGCAAGCTCTAATGTCAAATACTGCCTGGGCTACTGGAATAGGTGCTTCTTCCCAGCTACGAAGCGTTTGGCAACCTGGCGGGCAACTTTCTCTAGGAGCTCGTAACGCTAGTGGCAACGCTGCTGCGCACACCTCTAACTTTGCTCGTGCTACTGAGTACCACATGTACATTAAAATGGATAACGTTGTGTACCAGGTAAAGAATGCAACAGTTAATGAAGCATCTATTGATGCTGCGATTGACTCTATTGCAACTACTAGCTGGAGTGGTTTTGGTACTAACTTCATTGAACTTACTGGAACTAACCGTGATGAAATTATTTCTGTTATTGGGGGAGTACTAAATGATGGTAGCTCTGTAACCGGAAATTCTCATACAGACGCTAATACTGCTGCTGCAGGGTATCACGCGTATGCCAGCTATAACGTAGCAGGGTCTCTTACAACTAGTGCGTTCATTCAGAATCGTCTAAGTGCTATTGAAGTACAACATGCCGCTGCAGGAGCTTCTGGAAATACTTATACATTCCCAGTAACAGGGCTTGGATTTACATATTCAAACGCTCTTACCTATCTAACTCCTGAAGAGCTTGCTGCTCTAAACTCCCCAATCGGACAATTTACAGGTTCTAGAACTATTACCGGAAACTTCACTGCATATCTACGCGCAGGAGACCAGGAAAGTGCGCAATTCCTACGTAATATCGTTAATGATACTAGAACTAGTATTGCTCAAGTAAGTAACGCCAACCTAAAAATTGGTGGTGCTTCTGCTCCGTTTGTGGCAGCCTACATGCCTGCTGTGCAGTTTAACTTCCCAACTCACACTGTAGAAGATATTATTGGAATCTCAGTAGAATTCCTAGCTCAAGAACCAACCGCTTCAAGAGGTACTGGAAGCGAGCTAACTATGTTCGTATCTGCTGCAGCGTAATACTTAATAAACTGCGCTTGAGGGGGCGCGGTTTATAATAATCTAGATGGGTAGCTACCTCAACAAGCTATTAGAACTCCCCTCACTAATAGCAAGTTGGATATGGTAGCTACCCTTTTTTCAAAGAAATGAGAGGAAAGAATGAGTTTAATTAAAAACCTAATGGTAACCGATAAAGCCAGCGAAGTAGAGTTTCCTGACATTGACGGTTTTAAGGTTAGAGTGTGCTATGTTGGTCGTGACAGACTAATTAAAATTAGAAATAGTGCCCTAGTCTATAAGTTTAATAAGCGTACGCGTCAACGCGAAGAAGAAGTAGATAACGATAAGTTTCTAGAAGCTTATGCTGACGCAGTTATTAAGGGCTGGTCTGGTCTAACAGTAAAAGGTCTTGGTCAGTTAATTCCAGTAGATATGGGTAAGATGGACCCACATCAAGAAATTCCCTATACTCCAGAAGATGCTCTTGATTTACTAAAAAATTCTACTATTTTTGACCAGTTTATTACTGATACGCTAAACGACTTTGATAATTTTGAACAAGATCGTAAAGAGGCTGACGCAAAAAACTAAAAGACTTTCTCCGCAATCAGCTTCACGGCGGAGGAATGACCCAAGAGCAGTACTACTTAATGTGCGAGCAAATGGGTTGGGAGCCTAGGGAAGACGAAATCCCCAAAGACCTTGGCTCTCTACCTTATACTAGTCAACTAGCGGTAATACTTTTTAATATACTACCTGATTTAATTGAAGGTATGAATGGGCTATGGCTAGGTAAAGACTACTCGTGTTTAGAAACTTTTATGAATATATATGAGGTTGATGATAGGCGAGAAGTTTTAGATTTAATACTAGTTGCTCACGGTGTATATGAAGAACACTACAGACAACAAAGTAAAATGAGAGACGCTGCCTCTAAAAGTAAGGCAAAAGTGAGAAGGTAACTTGGCTGTAATTAAGAATATAATTCAAACTCAGTTTACTAGTACTGGGGCCAATAAAGTAACAAAAGATACCGAGCAGATCAATAGATCTCAGACCCGCCTTGGCCAAGCGTCGGCCAGCGCGGGTCGTGCTTTTGCGGCACAATCACAAGGCTTAGGGGGTCTTGTTGCAGCGTATGCCGGAGCAGCCGCTACTATCTTCGCACTTCAACAAGCCTTTTCAGTACTAGCTAAAGCAGCTCAGTCAGAAGCAATTATTCAAGGTACTAAAACTCTAGCTGCAGAAATAGGTCAGAGTGGTCCTCGTATTCTAAAATCTATCAAAGATATTACTGATGGGCAGGTAACTCTTACTGAAGCGGCGCAAAACGCAAACATCGCTCTTAGCGCCGGTTTTAATACTAAGCAAATTGAAGGATTTACTACTGTTGCACTAAAAGCTTCTCGTGCGTTAGGTAGAGACTTTACTGATTCTTTACAGCGCATTACTCGAGGTGTGGCAAAACTCGAACCTGAACTTTTAGACGAATTGGGTATTTTTACTCGTATTGAACCTGCTGTCCAAAAGTACGCACGGCAAATAGGTGTTAGCGCTAACTCTCTTAACGAGTTTCAGCGCCGTCAAGCGTTTGCTAACGCCGCTATTGAAGAAGGATTACGTAAGTTTGGGGCTATTGATACTACATCAGGTTCAGCACAAAAGTCACTAGAACAGCTCAGAGTTCAAGTTGAGGAACTGGGTACCGCTTTAGCTAAAATTCTAGTTGGAGTGCTGTTGCCTGTTGTTAACTTTTTTAAGAATGATTTTGGTAATACACTTTTACTATTCGGAGGATTGCTTACTTTAGTATTTAGTAAAGGTTCTCAAGTAGTTGGTAGTTTTGTAAATGATTCTATTAAAGATTTAACTCGTCTATCTGAAACCTTAGCAGACCGTAGCAAATTTGATCCGGCACTATTAACAGGTCTCACAGCGAATGTAAAAAAAGAAATCGGAGAAGGAGGTTTAAAAGGTATAAGAACCTCTCCTCTTCGCGGTCAAGATGTGGAGCAAGCCAAGCGATTTAAAGAAGCTCTAGACGCACAAAAGCAAGGTGCGGTACAAACAATTTCTGAATTAAACAAAGTTAATCTCGCTTACAAAGAGCAACAAAAGTTTTTAAGAGAAACAGGAAAAACAGGTAGTCAAACTTATGCCAACTTATCAGCAGCTATATTGGCAAATACTGCCGTCTTGGAACAGGGAGACGTCAAAGCCAAGGCTTTTATCGGTACCGCTAACGCTTTAAGAACCACTGTAAATGGAGTAGCTACGGCATTTAGTTTCTTAACTCT